GCATTACAGAATTATTTGAAGAAAAAGAAGTTGTAGAAATTGTAGGACTATCAAGCTCCATATCATCGATATTAGGAGCTATGATTTTTTTGATCTTGAATACAGAACCATAAATCTTTGGGAGGATTCCCGAGGCCTTATCCATTGCCTGAATAAACTGCTCATCATAACGATTATATCCGAAATAAGCACGTTTGCCAAGTCTACCATAACCAATATCATGTTGCCTACAAGCTTCATCCACTTCGTCAATAGACCTCTTTTTCGAAACCGCATTAAAAGGGCCACAGTGGGGATGTATAAAATTCATTTATAGGAAAAGAAAGAAGACCCTGTGATCCCCGATGAGCCACTGAGCCGCCTTACTGTAAGTAATACTAGGCGGCTCACAAGTGGTCGGGGACTTGGCGCGAGGACTATGAGTTGTCTCACTCGAAGTATACCCCACTTTTAGGAATGGGGAGCCTCACACCCCTATCTTGGGACCCACGGGGCCCCTACCCCGTGCCCAAGATGGGGACCCCTGTGTCCTCCATTCCTTTATTAGTGGGGGTATACTTCGAGCTCGACGAACTCAGAGTCAAAAAACATTTTATTGTTGCTAAAGCAAAAAATAAGTTTATCGCGCCAAAAGCAACTTGGGGGTTCCTTCAAGCTACTCTGAATCTAGATATCAAAAACATTTTACTGTTGACCTATCTCTTTTTATTGTTCAAATATTCTTTTTATTAAATTCAGCTATTAACTGTGAATATTTACTCAATTTACACTCATCTAACCAACATTCTGATCCATCGCTCCATTTTACCAAATACTCAACAACACCATAAATTTCCATTCGAGCAATAATTTCTTTTACCTCTTGGACATCCTGGACACCCCACATCATATGATCTTCCATTACAATATATTTTAAGAAAGGAATACATATCACTAATCGTGTCTTTTATAACCTTTTAATAACCTTAACCTAAACCTTAACCTATATCACGTGATTATCAGAAGAATACAAACATATTATTATTATAAAAACCACGTTCAAACATCAACCTTATCATGCCATATCCACAAGCTCGTTATTGGTTACTAACTATTCCCCAACATGCCTATTTGCCGTATCTGCCGCCGGACATCGCTTATGTTAAGGGTCAACTCGAATGTGGACATGACACAGGATATTTGCACTGGCAATTGTTGGTTATCTCAAAACGAAAACTCAGACTCGCCGGAATTAAACTTCTCTTCGGACAGGAATGCCACGCTGAGCCAACTAGGAGCAATGCCGCCGAGGATTACGTCTGGAAGGAAGACACCAGAGTCACCAACACGCAATTTGAACTCGGTACCAAACCATTCCAACGTAACAACCCTACGGATTGGGAAAAGATTCGAAACTGCGCAAAAACAGGACAATTGGCTGACGTGCCAGGTGATATTTTCATTCGTTATTACGGGAACCTCAAAAGAATCGCGGCCGATTATTGCGAGCCTCTTGCGATGGAGCGGAACGTTACGGTTTTTTGGGGCCCAACTGGAGTTGGCAAATCAAGACGTGCCTGGGACCTTGCAGGTATCAACGCTTATCCTAAAGACCCTCGAACTAAATTTTGGGACGGATATCGTAACCAAGAGTGTGTCGTTATGGATGAATTCCGAGGGGATATTGACATCGCACATCTTCTCCGATGGTTTGATCGGTATCCGTGTATTGTTGAAGTAAAAGGTAGCAGCGTTGTATTACAAGCAAAAACCTTTTACATCACTTCAAATCTATGCCCTGAAAATTGGTTCCCTAACCTTGATATTGAAACAAAACAAGCTTTATTAAGACGTTTAACTGTTATCCACTGCGATAACCCTTTAAATTTCGAATAAACTATTCAATATTTACCAACTCAACTGTACCAGTCCCTTTACCTTCTTTAATCTTAAACTTCAAATTCTGATTAATCTCCCAAGAAATCGTGAGACCAACAGCTGCTTCATCACGATTATTAAGCATTGACTCAAACCCAAACATTTGAGCTCTACCAAAATTAAATGGCTGAGGCTGATTTTGCACATTAGTACGTGCAAACCAAAGCCAATAATGAGAAAGAAATTTGTTAAATTTCATATTACCACGATCACTAATATTGTCCGACATTAATCCACCTGCACCAATAACAAAACCCTTTGCTTTCTTACGCAAACCAAAAGTACTAGCCATAGGAGGTTTGCGTAACACAGCTTCATTTAAATTACCTCCAGAAGTAGCAGTAAAATATGGAATATTATCATGGGTATAAAACTCAGAACCTAGTACCTGATATTTAGCACCAGCCATTTGGAATCCATTAATATTTCTCTTAGATAAATACATTTTACCAACTACAGGATTACTTGTAATATTATCAGCTTCAAATTCGGTTCCAGCACCACCAGAAGCAGACTTCGTCATGTTCTGCAATACAATATGCGAATAAACATTATAATGAACGTGAACATTCATCATATTTAAATGAGACATCGTAACTTCTTGTTCTGTAGTTTCATCACGCAATAATAAATTCATGGCCTCAAAAATTAAACCTTTCTCATTTATATTCGGACTAACTAAAGCAGTCTGCAAATCCTGCAACAAAACCTGAGTTAAAAACTCATAAGTACGATCAGAAGCTGTACCAGCTATAACAATAGGAACTGTAGTCACACAAGTATCTACATCTTCAGAAGGACCATATCTATAAAATGTACGAATTCGTACATTATCAAATCCTTGATCTACTGTACCAAAACCACGCAAATCTTGTGACATTGGATTCTGAAAACTGGCAATACTAACACCAGCTTTCATAAACAATTTCTTAACTAAACCTCTAAGAACATTCAAAACAATTTGCGACGGCGCAAAGCCATGTCCTACATATACACTTTGCGTTAAATTAGCACTAATTGTCTTACCACCTCGTTCTAATTTCTCAATAACACCCTGTTGACTCCAATTATCATAACGTCTAACCGACGACTTCTTCTTGGATTTGTAAACCTTACGACGTTTACTTCGTTTGGTCTTCTTCGACTTAAGAATCCTACGTTTCTTCGCATAGGGTTTCTTGGACCTCTTCTTAACCTTCTTAGCATATACAACCCTAGATGGCATTACAGAATTATTTGAAGAAAAAGAAGTTGTAGAAATTGTAGGACTATCAAGCTCCATATCATCGATATTAGGAGCTATGATTTTTTTGATCTTGAATACAGAACCATAAATCTTTGG